AATAAACGAATAAAACGAACTTTTTACAAAATATTGTGCTCTTTTAAATACTTGTCTCGGATCATCAGTCTTGGATAATCTGGACTGTTACTGTATCCGATCTTTACTGCAATTCTATCCCATGTCATTCCCTCTATGTAGAACATCCGGAACACATACCGTGCCTGGCCGTCTTCAATGGATCTTATCCAGTCTTCCACGGCTTTGCATCGTGCTTTCTTGTTGTCCAGGATTTTCTCACGGCGGTCATGCAGCTTCCAGTCAAAACCAGGAACCGCTTTCGGTTGTGGATAGCCTTTGCGGTAGTCCATAACAACGCTGACACCGATCCCATTATCCCCTTCCATCATCTCTACCAGTTCCAATTCCAAGACTACAATCTCTTTCTTAAGCTTTCGGTAACTGCTCAGAAGCTTCCTGGTTATCTTTATCTTCGCCAATGGTATCACCTCCTCGTAACTCCGGATCCGGGCAGAGGCTTGTCCCCGCATAGGCTGGCATCCTGGATGACCACGTTGTAGGCTTCGGTCCATTGATTATATCCTTATCAGCTGCGGCTATGGCACTGCGCCTTTGCAGCTGGTTTGCTTTTCTCTGGGCATCTGACTTTACTAATCCCATTCTTCGCATCCTCTCCCTTCTTGCGCATGGCGGCTATTACATACTCCACGTTGGGGTTTATTCGTTTCCACATGGCTGGCCTCTCTCAATTCCAGTTTTTCCCATCTTCATATGATGCTTTCAAATTTTCAAAATCACATGACTCCATAATATTTGCCATTACTGCAATGGCCATTGTGTTTATTTCATGCATAGTCTTTCCGAGTTTAACACCTTGTGGCATCACTGTACTGTTACGGATAACTGCAAATAATGCCAGCTTATATTTTTCTTCTTGTGACATTTTATCCTCCAAATTTTTTACATCATTTTGTTGATGTCAACAAAATCTTAATTTTCTTCCACCTCTGCCCTGTATGGCTCAGGCAACGACATCCATGCATTCACAAACATATCCTGACTAACAAGTGATTCTGTCTCATTACCAATAAACCATGCTCCGCCCTCTTCGTCCTCGTCATATCTTCCAATGGCTGGGACTGAGAAGTTGGAAAATGAAATTAATACATATTCCCCAAGTTCTGGCAGCCGTTCCTCCACCGGGATCCATCTGTGCTTCTTCTCTTCTGCATTCAGCTTTTGCACCAGTTTTACAGCTTCATTCTGGGTAAAGTCATTCAGACGTTCTACGTCATCTGGGTTGCAGCCCGTATCCTCATAGTCCTTAAGCTTACACAACGCACCATACAGTTTTTCACCTACTTCTTTGGTGATTACCTGACCTGTACGCAATTGCTCCCACCTGACACCTTTCAGGCACCAGTTACCCAGGTCATCCTTTTCTGTTAATCTCTGCATTTTATATTTCCCCCAACTTTATTTTTTTCAAATATCCGCATACTGTACTTTCTGCGATATGCATATCTTCAGCAATTCGTTTTTCAGTCCACCCGGCTTTGTAAAGTGCCTTTATTCTTCCAACATCGATCTGCTTTTTGTTTGTTGCTTCTGGCTTTGGTGGCTCCGGCTTCTCCTTGGTTTCCATACCTGTCTCAGCTGTCTTCTCTTCCACATCCTTTGGCTTTGCTACTTCTCCCAGTTCCTTCTCAGCTGGCTCTGTCTCTCTTTTTTCTTCCTCCAGCACGATCCGGAAGAACTCACAGCCAGCCAGGATCTTCTTCAATGTCAGGAACTCATAATCATCCAGGTTCTTAGGTTCCGGCACTACCGGCTGGAGCACTCCCACCATCAGCCCTCTTTTGTGCAGTTCCAGTGCCTCATCTATTGCAATTTGTTTTATGATCATTGCCCTTCTCCTTTTTATTCAACGGACACCATCTCGGTGCGGTTTTAATAGTTAATTTATCATCATGTCTTTCTGTTCTGCAGATTATAGGATGAGGCTCACATTCACTCCGTGTAAACTTGGCTTCATCATGAAGGCAGTAATAACGCCCTGGCCTTCCGTTCATGTCATAAAATTTTTTATAGCTGCAGTCTTTACAGTTCATTTCTTTTCCCCTCTCTGTATCTCT